AGAAGAATCCATTACAATACCTATCAATGTGTTGATGACTACTGCAATAGTCATCGTTATACACACGTTTAAAAACACTTCCATTACAATCTCCAATAAGAATCCTCAATTTATTAAATTTCACTCGTTAGATAATCAACTCTGGTGAAATTTCTGAATCGGTTACGACATCTTCACCATAGGGATGAGAGTCTATAAACCAATGTGCAACAAGGTAAGCCAGCCATTCATACCTATACGGGCCTTTTCTAACATAACTTGATCTTTGGTATCCCTGTAAAGCATGAACGTAGTATTTTTTTATTCATAACAAAATCTCTTAAAATAATTGACTTTCACGTTTATCTTTTGCTTCTTGAATTCGTTTTTCTGCTATTTGAAAGTAGTTTTCATCCATTTCAATACCAATGAAATCACGATCAAGATTAACACAGGCTACTCCGGTCGTTCCGCTTCCCATGAAAGGTTCTAGTATTGTGTCGCCTTCATTACTCCAACTTAATATATGATCATGAGCAAGTTGGTAAGGAAAAACAGCAGGGTGTCCGTTCCTTAATTTGGATACAGAGCAGTCCCAAACATTGAAACGTTTGCCGAACTCATTCAAGCCTTTTACTTTTCTTTTACTTAAGCTTCCGTCAGCTTCCCTAATAGTTATATTTTTAACAGACGGCTTTTTACCTTTTTTAAATCCTTTGTTCTTTCTATCCACTATTAAATTTTTACATACAGGGTTCCCCTTGCTAAATATAAACATATATTCAAACACCTGATGATACCTATTGGGAAAAGGTGAAGAAAAAGTATCTTTTCTCCATATCATCGTATCGTGTAATCTAAAACCACACTCCATAGCAAACAACGCTTGTTTAAAGCTAGTACCAGTTTCGCTTCCCTTGATCGTTGCATCTCCAACAACCCATACAACAACGCCGCCTTGTTTAGTTACTCTAAATAAGTCAGACAATACCTGTTTCCAAACATGCTCACCCCAGTGGTCATTGTTGCCGTTATATGTGCGTAGATTGTCGTATGGTGGACTGGTCACTGTAAGGTCAACACTTCCATCTGGAATCTCTTTCATTCTTTCTAAGCAATCACCTAACATTAAATTCATTTTATGCACCGCTTTCGAAACGACGATAGTCAATGACTGATTTAATGTGAAATCCTCGATTAGAAATGTCTTTCACAGTTCTTTCAAGGTAGTTCACAATTTGTTTTTGTACCTCTAGCAGTTCAGAAGCGTATCCTAATCTTTTGTCGGCTGCAAGATACTTGTCAATATCACCTTTGAGAACCTTTTCGTTAAAGACTCCAAACTTTGTGTAATATTGATCTGTCTGCTTCCCGTTGAAATATTTCCATCGTTCAAGATAGACACGTTTTTGAATCTGTTGGTATTTTATCAGGGACATAGACTCGTTGGCGAACATTACAGAATATTTCTGATGAAGCTTTGGTGTTCTAATAGCTTCACCGTCAATATCAAATTCGTCAATCTCTACATCTTTTCCTGCAAGCTGAACCAGTTCAACAAAACTATTTTCTGCTTTGTTGATGAGGTCTTCTAAATCACTATTATGATCCGTACTCAATTGTTTCACCTGTGATTACGTTGTTTATAGTGTAGTGAGTGTACACGAATGTCGCAGAAGATGCAAGTGTTGTTTCGTCACCAACAATATCATATTCAATGTCGCCAATATCTGTTACGTGAGCGTTGTTGTAACGGATTCTGAGCGTTGGTGTGTTGCTTCTGTCTAGGACGGTCAGTTCTACATATGACGTTAGATCGTTGCCCTGTGAGTCTTTGGCGCCGCGAGAGAGTGCAAACATCCATTTGTTCAGTGTAACCCATTGTGAAAGATTTTCATCCAGCAAAAATCGAAGGGTTAGATCACCAAACTCAACCTTGTCACCGGGAAAAGGAATGTTTGAAAAACGTGCTGGCATTTCCGCTGGTGTTAAACTAGCACCTCCCATGTTCGTACCTTGAATGGTGTACGTGATATCTCTATCATACCCAAGTACAGCGATAAACGAGGTTGATTTTGCTGTGTTAATAGCCTTTGTAGTCATTTGTTTTTACCCTGCATCATTGTTTCTTGTATACAGGGTATTTATCTTATTCTTCTTCGTCATCACCATCTCTAATCGGTTATTCTAACTAAAAATTCTTCAACTTGTAAAGCATCAACTCTACTAGAACTTACGCCTTTATACTCTTCCATTTCTCTAAGTTCTTCCTCTACACACACAAGCGATTAACTTTTCTGTTTGGTGATCTGTCAACATTTGCAATACGCCTTATTTTATGAAACTACCATTAAAATTGCCATAAATAGTCAACAGGAGCAACACATGAAACCATTTAAAGAATTTATCACAGAACAGTTTATGATAGGTAGAATTAATATGCCTCAGATTGATGACGTTTCTAAATTCACGGAATGGCTAACAGAGAGTATGGGTGTGGGTAGCTGGGCTTATATGGGATTGGTCGATTATTTCAAACCGTTGCAAGCGGAAGGGTTTGACGAGGACAAGATAAGAAATATTTGTATGGATATGAGAAAAGACCCTGATTCAATACCTACTATGAAACCTATCATCGTAAGTGATGATGGGTACGTTGTTGACGGACATCACAGGTATCTTGCCGCTATTAGAGAGCAAGTTAAAATACCCTATATAGTAGTAGACACAACCGCTAACAAACTATTAAAATTGGCTTATGAATATGTCGCAACCTCAGATTATAATCCAGAAGATTAACGAATCCTATGTCAAGATTTCTTGTGTTGAACAATACATGGAAATGGAGATTCAGGATAAGTTTAGTTTTGAGGTTCCTAACGCTAAACATGACCCGCGTGTGAAAGCTGGTAAATGGGATGGGTACAAACGGCTCTACAACCGCCGTAACAAGACGTTTCCCGTAGGCTTGGTGTTGGCACTGCTAAGGTTTGTAAAGGGGCAGGGATACAGCTACAAGGTTGATCCTGAGCTTATTCCACAGACTGACCTCACTCGTGAAGATATTGAACACGTAATGACTACGGTGATTGATCCGCATAGCAAAGGTAAGCCAATTACACCACACGAACACCAGTACGATGCTCTTATGCATATGTTTGGCATGGGACGCAGTTTATGTTTGTCATCTACAAGTAGTGGTAAGTCCCTTATCATTTACAGCGCCTTGCGTATGTTGCAACTACTCCCAGAAATGGAAGATAAGAAATTCTTTGTCGTGGTTCCCTCTGGAAATCTTGTTGAGCAGATGTACAATGATTTTGAAAATTATGCTACGGGTTCCTCTGTTAAGTGGAATGTTGGAACACATTGTCAGAAAATCAACAAAGACTATAAAAAATATATTGATAGACAGATTGTTGTAACTACTTGGCAGTCCATGGCAAAACTCCCTAGTTATGCGTTTGATGATATGGGTGTTTTATTATGTGATGAAGCACACACGGCTGGTGCATCTGTACTTTCCACTATAATAGAAGCGTCTATCAACTGCCCTATAAAACACGGTTTCACTGGTTCGCTTGATGGGTTTGAATCAAACGAAATGTTTATTGAAGGTTTGTTTGGCCCGCGCAAGATCATCATGACAGCAAAAGAAAGCATTGATAAAGGTGTTGCATCCCCTATTGATGTGAAGATGCTTTTGTTGAAGTATAGCCAAGAATTCAAGGATGATCTTGCGTCTACCGTATTCACAAAGGAAGATGGAAAAAAACGAAACCCTAAAGACTGGTATCGTGTTGAAAAAGAATTTATCTATTCACTCCCTGAAAGGAAAAAGTTTCTTGTCAATCTGATTCTGTCCCTGAAAGGAAATACGCTTGTTTTGTTTGACTCAATAGACATCTATCAAACTCCTGTATATGAGATGTTGAAAGAAAAGCATGATAATGTGTTTGTTATTAATGGCGAGGTCAGTAACAAAGAACGTGACGTTATCAAGGCTAAGATCGAGGCTGGTGAGAGTGTGATAACCTGTGCCACTTTTGGAACTATGGCTGTTGGTATTTCTATCAATAAGCTTCACAACATGGTTCTTGCATCATCCACAAAATCCATGATCAGGATCATTCAGTCTATTGGTCGATTGATGCGATTGCATGATACAAAAGAGATTGCCACAATTTATGACGTGGTTGATGATCTTTCTATGCCCGACAAGCGGTATAGTGGGTATATGATACAGCATGGCAAGGCTCGTGTAAAAATCTATGCCAATGAGCAACATCCTGTCAAATTCTATCCTGTTGACATCAAAAAGGGGTAAATTCTCTTTTTGATGTTCTTATTTCACATTTTCAACTCTGTACAAGCTCACTGAGCAGCTTTTCTCTTTCATTCTATACTACGCCCTACCTCTTAACAAAAACCTCTCTATGGACACACCAAAGCCTATAATGGGTTTAAAGCCCTTTTTATGGACACATGTGTGTCTGTTTTGTGTGTCAACACTCTTTTTAAACATTACATAATGTTAACGAAAATAAGTCTTGACAGGATATTTTCGATCCGCTAAACTCTGCCTAGTTTCACAAGCAAAAGAAGATAAAACCTTTTTTGGCATCGTAAAAAGACACTCGCCAAAAAATAAACTAATAAAAAACTTAAACCTCATTCGCTGGCGCTCATTACTGTATATGGAAGGTTATAGAAAAAAAAGAAAAAATATACCTCG